CGGCCTCAAAATGGCTACCATGTTTTTCGGCAAACGGGTCGCCAAAGTCAAAGTCCTTGGTGCGGACATAGGACTCATAGAAGGAACCGGCATCCTTGTAGTCTTCCGACGTTGCCTGGGACGGATTCTTGTGTCCGTTGTACTTGAGCAGAATCCCGGTCGTGCTTTTGCCGATTGCCCGCACGCCCTCGTTGGAATAGTTGCTCAAGGTGAACTGCATGACCTGCGGAGACCAAACGCCTTCAAACGCCTGAAGCGTGGTGTTGTAGACCAGCAGCGTGTCGTTATAGTCGTTGGAGCCGGTCGGGATCGCAAGGAAATAGCGGTTGTCGTAGAACAAGGCCGACGCAATCCCAACCTCGGCGGTGTTGATGGCTTGGATCTCGTCCTTGACCACCTCGGAAATGGGAAGTCCGACAGTTGTAAAGTCGTCGGAAGCGGATCGCACCAGTGAGCGGATGCCGTCATCGGCAAGGAAGAAGATGTCGGAATTGACCTGCACGGCGGTTTGCTCGGCCACGCAGCCCACGTTGCTGGAGATAAGCTCCACGATCCAATCCGCCCCGGAGGTGGCATCAAATGGAATCGTCACCTGGAAAACGCGCCGCTTCTTGAACACCACGACTCTGTTCTGGTAAAACTGGACAATCGCCGTGATCTCGTCTCCGTCATCCGCGTTAACGATGATCGAATTGGAAGAATCCCACACCGAGGCGTCAAGGATGTCGGAGGCGTAAAGCGTGTTTCGGTTGGCCCCGGAGCCGACCGCAAATAGGCGGTTGCCGGTATTGATGAGCAGGCGCAGGTTCTGGGGCGGTGGGCTGACCGTGGCGGTCGCGGTAGCGCCGGAGCCATCTCCCACAATGGTCACGGTCGGTGTTCCCAGATAGCCCGACCCGCCATCGACCACCACCACGCCGGTCACAGCCCCGCCAGCCACGGTTGTGGTCAGGGTAGGAAGTGTGCCGCCCAGGCTTGGGCCGGACACAATGGCGGTCGCGCTGGTATAGCCCGACCCTGCGGTTGTCACCGAAATTGCCCTGACCTTCCCGCCCTGCTGGGTCGCAACCTGCCCGTCCCAGTAGTAAAGCCCGCCGGAAGCGTCGGCCATGTACATTTTGTCGTTGAACTGGGCCATCGAAACTTTGACGTCGTAATCGGTCGAGAATCCGTCCGCCCAATACTGCACATCGCTATCAAATGTGCGGGTGTTCTGCGTCCAGGTTTCAAGCGCAGGATGCAGGTCGGCGCTTCCGTTGGAATTGATCGTGTACAGCCTGCCCTGCGCCACATCCACGATCTCCTCGTACTGGGCTGTATCGAAGTAGCGGAAACCACCGACCGACCCAAGCTGGCTTGTGGCGGTCGAGCAGAAAGCGGTTGAGCCAAGCCTTGTCTCAAGGTTGCCCTTGGGCGACAGGGTCATGTTGTACATCTCCTGCACCTGGTTGTTGGCCAGGAGATCGGACTGCAACCCGCTGGCCTGACCACCCGTAAAGCTACGGATGCCGTCAAAAGCCAATAGGTCGTCTAAATTGTCGCTATAATAAGGCACTTTAGGCGGCCGTAATTTCCTCTATCGAGAGGTCGCCAAGGCCGACCGGCGTGATTTGCTTGATGCCGCCCACCTGTGAAAGCTCATAGTTGGCCATCGCCGCCAGATCCGCATTGGCGGTCTGCACGACCGACTGAGCCTTGGCATACTGCCGCTCGCGCTCAAGCGCATCGGCATGGGTCAGGGCCAAGACCACATGATGAACATGGGGCAGGCGAAGCTCGTCATTGATGGCGTCTGAGGACGGTGGGAAATCGACAATGTAGTTTGCGCGGGTCAGGCAACGTAGCTTCTCCACCACCCGAAGCGGCGTGGTTCCGGCTGTCTCCAGGCGCGGGTACAGGTCAAGCTCGGCAATGCCAGAAGAGTTGCGACCCTTGAAATGATACACCTGCGGGTCGCCCGTGCGGGCCTCTTCCAGCAGGTCAGCGTCCTGGCTGATGATGGTGGATAGATCAATCGGATCAACCTCGTTCTTGTTATAGGCAATCGAAAGAGGGGTTTCGACGTTGCTACCCAGGGTCACGGTGCGGGAGGTGCCGACCGAATAGGTGGAGGTCGTGATCGTCTCCCGCCAGGGGGCGAAGTTCCAGACCCGGCGATAGTTTAGCGACGCAGACTTCTGCAGGAAATCAAGTGTCTCCGAGTCAGTCTTCCCGACCTTTTCGCCAGCGTATTGGGCGATTTCGGATAGGGTCATATATTACTGCGGCTTTGTCGGCCAAACAATGCTTTCAGGTGTACTAAAATCTTGCGGTATGTTCCTAAGCAGATTCCTATAAGATGCCCATGCTTGCTTGTCTACCGTTGAATCCTGAAGTTGCGTCCAATCGGATTTGGCTAAAAGACTGTCCCTGACACCGCGCACCGATTGCCATTTCAATTCGGATGTAAGATTTTCCCCAAAAATCATGCCTCAACCTCCCAAAGCTCAAGAATTGCCGTAGCCGCACCTCCAAAAACCCTTGTGCCAGCATTGTTTCCATTTACATGAAATGTAACCCCACCAGAAGAACCAACCCTTACCTTGTAAGTCCTAGCCGTGGTGCTTGAGGAGGCCACGGACGCTGCGTGTGATATAGTTGTTTGCCAGTTTGCTCCGTTATTTTGAACTCCAAACACTGAAATTGCGTTTGCTGTTGAATCAACAAATAGAGCAGCCATAGTTCCGTTGCCACCACTTCCGCTATGGGTTCCGGTACAAAAAAACTTTATGTATAAGCTGGATGTGGCAGACAAAGGAGTGATTGTTACGGTAAGAACTTCATTGCCTTCTGTGTTTTGTGGAATGGTGTCGTCCCAAGGAATATTTGTTCCACAAGTTACAACTGATGAAGTCGTTGATTTTACAACCTGCAAAACCTTACCTGCCGATCCAATTGCAGAAGTCGATACAGTTGTAACCCTACCTTTTGCGTCAACAGAAATTACAGGAATTGCCGTAGATGTACCATAGGTTCCAGCGGTAACACCGGTGGTTCCAAGAGTTCCGGTTCCTTGGCTAATTGTAAAATCGCCCGCGAGCGTAGTAGAAAGATTGGTGATTGTTCCAGTGGTGGAGTTAAGCGTCCCAATCGTCCCGGCAGTGCTGTTGATCGCGCCGGAGAACGTTCCGGTAGAGCTATTCAGCAAGCCGCTGAAGGTTCCGCCGGTGATCGTCGCCGTGCTGGAGGTAAGCGTCTGGATCGTTCCGTTGGTAATGTTGGCGGCGGTGGAGGTAGTGGTTCCGGCGGTCAGAGTCGGGATGGTTCCGATGGTAATGCTGGCCGTGCTGGAGGTAAGGTTCGGGATCGTGCCGGTCGTGATCGAGGCATTGGTGGAAACAAGTCGAGTTCCGGTAGATGTGCCGTAGGAAATGTTGTTGATATTGGCGTTGGTATAGGTTCCAATCGTCAAGGCATCCTCAAACAACTCGTTGACCGTGACCGCCCTGGGCGCGTCGCCAGCGGACAGATCCGCATCGGCAATCAAAAGCTCGTCGGCGGAACCGACCGATGTAAGGTTGGTCTGGTCTGTGATAAGCGCCTGGTAGATGTCCAGCCCATCGACAAGGTTATGCAGGCCGGGAGCCGTGACGGTTCCGTTGGTGGCGAAGGTCTGGGAGCGATTGAATTTAATAGCCATATTAAGCCGTGAACCTCAGTGCGGTCATATGCAGGATTCCTGCTGGAACCGTGCCAGCAGTGCTGGTCGGATTTTCGATTGAGTAGCGAACCACGTTGTTCGCTATGCAATGAAAGCCGATAATAAGGCCGGAAGATCCGGTCGCAGAGCCGAGGGAGTTCAGGGTTCCAATAACAATGTCGCTCACCTGTGAGCCTGTAAGAGCAACCGTTCCGTTGGTGGTTCCGCCAGCGTTGTAGGCTGAAACCGTTGCGGATGTAAAGGCCGCAGTTCCGTATGAGGCATTGGTAATGCTGGGACCTGTCGCGCCGATCTCCAGCGTTCCAACCGTGGCCGTAGTCGCAACGGACAGACCATTAAGCGTGGAGATGGTTCCGATGGTGGCCGTGTTTACGTTGACCGTGCCGAGGGTGTTCGTGCCGGTGGAAGCCGTGATGCTGGAACCAAACGTCACCGCGCCAAGCTGTAGCGGGATGGTGGCCGTGGAAATCGTGGCCGTGCTTGCGGACAACGTGCCGATAGTCGCAGTCCCGGTGGATGCCGTTATGTTGGAGCCAAAGGTGACTTCGCCAAGCTGGAGCGGGATGGTGGCCGTGCCAATAGAGGCTGTCGAGATGGTGGCCGTGGAAAGAGTTACGGAAGGGATGGTGGCCGTGCTGATCGTCGCCGTGCCGACAGAAAGGGTTCCGATGGTGGCCGTGCCGGTCGAGGCGGTCAGGCTTGTTCCAAAGGTGACAATGCCGGAAAGAAGGCTTGTTCCATCCACCGCCAAAGAGCCGGTGCTTTGCACGCCTGTCGTGGAAAGGCTAAGAGCCGAGGAGGTGTTATCACCATCTGTGATGACCTGAAGGTTGCCGTCCAAGCCGCCGGTGCCAAATGTCTTGAGAAGCTGGGGATAGCTCTCTGAAATGTTCTGTGTACCTAAAGTGGGCATTTAACCTCCGTGGGTGAGCCTGGAGCGGATCGCATCCCAGACCACACTGACAATAGCACCAATACCGCCTGCCACAAGTAGCATCTTGGTCTTCAAATGCTCCAGGGCATTGACCCGGTTAGACAGGTCGCCAAAGCTGGATAAGGAGCGTTCGACCATGCCAATCAGGGTAACTTGGCGTTCTTCCATCCGGGCAAGCCGCTCGGACATTGACCCAAACTTCTCCCGAAGGTCATGGATCTCATCAAGACTCACGACCTTTTCCCTCCAGATACTTTAGCGCCACAGCCAAATGAACCACTGCGTCCACAATCTCGTCCCGATCCCGACCCTCCTCCACAATGCGCTTGATCGAGCGGTTGACGCTGAGAAGGTGCTTCACCTTCCCGATGTACTTCGTCTCCTTGGCAACCGTGTTGTTCTCCCCAGCAAACTTCAACGCCTCCTTGAAACAGACGTATTCCTTGCGCGTCATCAAGAAACGCAAACTCAAATTGGTCAGCCAGATGGCGAGTGTTTTGCACATGGACTAGATCCCCTCCGGCACGGGCGGGGCGAGGAAGCGGAC